AAAGCATCTTTCTTCAAGGGGAGATAAACCGTGAAAGCAAATAAATTTTTGACTTATGTTTTAGCAGCCATTTTGTTTGCGGGGATCCCCGCGCAAGCGCAGATCATTCCCCGTTCAGGCGCGGGTGCAGGTGGTGGTGGCGGGGGCGGGGATGCGAGCGCAGCGAATCAAACAACACAGATCAGCGCATTGCCTCTTGAGGATTCCGTTCATACCACAGGGGATCGAGGCAGTTTTGTTTTAGGAGTCGAGAACGCCGACCTAGCGGCATTGACGCTGACCGATAAAGATTACACTCCCGTTGCAGTTACGAATCAAGGCGCGGTCATTGGGGTTGCAACTTTTTCCAGCTTGATGGCTTCAGCCTTACAACTTGGAAAAGGGGAAGATAGCACCCATACAACGGGTGACGCTGGCGTGCCAGCGTGGGGCGTTATCAATACAGATGGCACAACGTTCGGGTCCACCGGGGATTATGGTCCTCAAGCCCTTAGTCCTGAAGGTTACAGTTTAGGAATTCCTGTTTTCGATTCTAGTATTGCGGACCAAACAAGAGCGACAAGCGTATCTGACCGAGTAGCGGGTGGATTTCACGCGGGGATGGTCGGCCTTTCGGTGAGGGATGGAGTTCTATCAAGCCTTACGCCAGCCGACGGAGATTTTACTTACCGGAGAGTTGATGCGTTCGGTTCTGGATGGACCACACCAACCGACGGAGCCGGAAATGTTCTGGCAAAACTTGAGGACATTCTCCACGTAACAGGTGACGCGGGTATTCCTGCCTTGGTCATCAGAAACTCGGCAACGACACCCACCGCCATCACGGGCCTTGATCTACGTTACTCTATGATCGGCGTCACCAGTTTGACTCAGGTGCTCACAACCCAACATCACAGCACAGCCTACTTGACGAGCATCCAAGTCAGTAAACTTGAGGACACCCCTCACGCGACAGGTGATGCGGGTATTCCTTCGTGGGTAGTCAGGAATGATAACGCGGGAACCACCTTCGCCGCTACGGATCAAGACTACACGCCTATCGCGGCTACGCGGAATGGGCTTTTGTTTAGTGTTCCTGTTCTCGGCGTGTCCGAGTCGCCTTCCCTTCAAACAATAGCACAAGAGGACATCGCCAGTGGGGCGGCTGATGCGGGAACGAAAATTCTTTCTATCCGTGACGACGTGCTTGGGGCTGGCGCGGGAGTCGGCGCAGATGGAGATTACTTCCACCCTAGAGGTGATAACTTCGGGGCCGGTTGGACAACGCCTACCGATGGCGCGGGAAATATTTTAGCGAGGTTAGAAAACACGGCCTTCAATACGGGCGACGGTGGGGTGATGGGTCTTTACGTTTATCAGGAAGATATAAATTCAACCGCCGCCTTTGGCATTGCAAGCGGTGACTATGCCGTTCCTATCATCGGTCTTGTCAGAGGTGTCAGAAATGAAATCGCTATCCCTTACGATAAGCTCTCAGGACAACTGATTGGGATTAACGACGTAGTAGACCAAGACGACTTCAGTGGGGATATTACCAAAGCCCTTCCCTTTACTGCTGTTCTTGGCGGAGGCGAACTTAAAAATGTTTGCCTAAGAACAGCCGAGTCAGGAACCGGAATTATATTAACTCCCGATGGTCAAATACTTATATTTTCGGGTGCGGTTACAGTCGTCGCTGGGGATACAACACTGACGGCTGCCGAGTGGGGTGTCGTGGAAGAAATCATCCCTGTTCTATCTGCTGAGTGGGTTGGTGACACCCTCAACGGGGCAGTCGTTTGTAAGGACGTAGACGTGAATTTTGCTGGATCGTCCACCGGGATTTCGGTAGCTTTTTTAAGTCAGGACGTTACTTCTTTTAATAGTTTGGCCGGAGATGACGAAACGCTAGACGTAACCGCCACGATAAGATACGAAACCCTGAATGCTGGCAGTTGATGAAAAACAAATCGGGATGGATAATTTTCTGGGCAGCGATCGTGCTTTTTGTAGCGACCCCTTCACTGGGTCAACAGCGACCTATAACCTGTGAGGAAACGAGGGACAGAGCGTTAACCCGGGTCACCATCGTTAGCAATTCTAGGATCTTGATGGAAGAGGATTTGGCAAGCCTGTCTGTTTCTCTTCGATATGCTCGGCAGCGCATGGCAAAGATGAACGAAGAGATCAAGTCCCTCTACAAACGGCTGGACAAAAAAGAAAGTGAAACCGAGACGAAGCAACCGGAGACTGAAACAAAAGCCACCGAAGTCGAGACGGAAGCAGTCGAGCCTGAAGAGGAGCAAACCCAATGAGTTGTAGTTATAGCGGTGATCCCTCAACTAGTGATAACGATGCGGTCCGATTCCTCCTGCAAGATACCGATTGCGCCAAAAACATTTTCGAGGACGAGGAGATCGCATGGGTGTTGACCCAGGAAGCGAACATCTACATGACGGCTGCCTGCCTACTCGATACCGCGATCAATACGAGTAGCGGGACTTTGAGTTCAAAGAAAGTCGGGGATCTCGCTCTGTCTTTCGGCTTGTCAGAAACCCGACAGAGGATCAACGATCTCAGGGCAAAGGGTCGAGGCCGATACGAACTGCCGAGCTTCCCCGCGCAATTCAGAGATCGGAAGCGGGAACTCAGAGAGGATCCAGACAGGGTTCAACCCCAGCTGTTCAAAGAGATTCACGATATTGATCGACTCAGAGACAACAGGGATGACTTCGAAGAGGCACAATAAATGTCAAGCATTGGCGACATTTCTGATTTTCTCGATTGTATGCCAGCAACGGTCACTCTTGAAGCGAGCACTGGGCTTGACAAATATGGGCAAAGATCCTTCGCTGCGGGGACTACTCATCCGGCGAGGGTCCAAGAAAAGACCGAACGGGTCACGATCCCGAGCGGTGAAGAGATCTTGGCGAGGGGCAGGGTTTATCTGGGCGAGATCACTGGTGCAGATACGACTTATAGAGTGACCCTCCCAGATGGGACGACACCAGAGATCCTGACGGTCAATAAAGTTGAAGACGAAGACGGACCACATCACGAGGTTTTGATTTTTAAGTAATGGCTTTCGCTAGAATACAGATCAAGGGGTTGGACAAAACAAATAAAATCCTGAAGCAATTGGGCAAACGGGCACCCCAGATTTTAGGTAGTGCGTTATTCCAGATCGGCGAGGAGATCATTGGCAAATCAAAAGAGGATTTTGTCCCTGTTGATCTCGGACATCTGAGAAGTTCAGGCTTCGTGGAAGAGCCAAAGGTCACAACCAGGTCTGGGGTCACCGTTGAATTGGGATTCGGTGGGCCGGCGGGAAAAGGAAATGTCGGTGGTGGTAAAAACAAAATCTCTGTCGGCTATGCCTTGATCGTTCACGAAGATCTCACCGCTTTTCATAAAGTTGGTGAGAACAAATATCTGGAAAAGCCTTTTAATAAAGCGCAAAGAAATATGGACAAACGAATTGCTTTTCTACTGATGGAAGCGGAACCGAGGTTCAGGTAGTGGGACTCATAGAATCTGTTGGTCAATTCATTGAAGACGAGGGACTTGGTGTTCAAGGAACAGATCTTTTCATTGGTGATATGCCACAGAACGCGCCCGAGATAGCGACGGCCGTGGTAGAAACTTCTGGAACCACTCCCGCTTTCGCCCATGACATCGACGGAGTGAATTACGAGCAGCCAACTTTTCAGGTTTATACGAGGGCGGAAGTCTACTCGGTGGCAAGATCTTTGGCTGAGTCGATCTGGGTCGCGCTCAACAAGCAAGTCAATGTCACTCTCAGCGGATCTTTTTTTATGAGAATAGCAGCGCAACAGAGTCCGTTCTCCCTGGGGAGGGACGACAATCATCGAGCGCAGATCGTTTGCAATTACTCGGCAAGGAAAGGGTTGACTCCTTAGATGGCTAGGAAAACTCATTCAGTAATCACTCCCTTGGGATCGAGAAACGATTACTCGGTGGCGGGCGAGGCTGCCTTTTCTTGGAACTCAAGCGATACGGTAGAAAAGGATCAGCTTCAAATGCGAGGCGGCAGAGGTCAGGAATTGTTATTGGCGAGGAATACAGATTCAGTCCCGCACATTGTTACGATTGAAGGGGTAGCAGATCCTTTCGGCAGAACGATCACCGTTGCTTATAATTTGCCACAGAGAAGTTTTGCAGCCTTTGGACCTTTCGAACCAGTGGGTTGGAGGCAACCCGACGGCAATCTTTATTTCAACGCGGACGATAGCGCGGTACAATTCGCGGTCTTGAGAACGGCCGCAACCAGAACTTAGAAGGAGAAAACAATGCCAAGAATAACTCATACAGCACAAATTCCGCTCGGGTCCATCGGCGACTATTCGGTTGGCGACGCTGCCGATATTACTTTCCTTGCTGCTGATGTTGGGAACCTGGAACAGACCGCATTGACCGGAAAAGAAATGATCATTGCCAGAAATGTAGGTGGCGGCCCTTTCCTTATCACGGTGACTAGCTCAAACGATCCTTTCAACAGGACGGGCAATGTTACTGATTACTCATTGGGTGCTGGAGAGTTTGCGATCTTTGGACCCTTTGACCGGACGGGTTGGTTGCAACCTGGCGCTTTTCTTTTCTTTGAGGCAAACAATGTAGCGATTGAGTTTGCGGTGATCAGGCTTCCGTAACGCTTGATCGAAAGCAACTACCGAATTAGGAGGTAAGAAAATGACTCTAGCCATAGACGCATACGGAACCCTGTTGCAAGTCGGGGATGGGCAAGCCCCAGAAGTTTTTACCACGATTGCTGAAGTGACCGAGATCAGCGGACCGAGCCTCGCCTTGGACCCTCTTGATGTGACGAGCCATACATCACCAGGGGCATTTCGTGAATTTGTCGGGGGGCTTCTCGACGGCGGCGAGGTTACTTTCACGA